GAAATAGAGAACTACATCTCCATCATTATTGGTATATCGAATAGTTGCAACATTTGCATTAATCCAATTACTTAAAAGAAGCGACTGTGCTGATAATCCCATAGATCTTCGGAAACCTCTAGAAGTATTTGCAGTACAGATCATAGTTTGCAATGAAGCATTTGTAACACCTGCAGCAGTAAGAAGCGTAGAGTTATTAGTACTGGTAGTATAGTTATTACCAGCAGCACCAGTAAGCACTTCAGAAGCTAATACAGTTTCATATGGTGTACTACCTTGTGTGTATTGCCAAATCAACGTACCATCTGGAGGTAAAGCATAGCCTGTATCAAGAGAATTAAAAATAGTTTCTCTATAATTTAAACAATGTTGCAATGGTCCTCGACATAAAAGTTCATGTTTATTCTTAATAAGACAGGAATTATCTCCATTACTTTTAATTTCTAAATAATAGAGATCATTACAAACTCTTTTGCCGATTTTAATAATAGCCATTTAACAATCGCCCCATTCAGAAAGCACCTTGATAATAGCATTAAAACCATTGTTTGTTTGTGGATGATATTTGTATGCAGATACATCTCCTAAGACTTGTAGTAAATCTTGGAACCCTACTACCCCATCTTCATTCAAGTCTGAAGGACAGGAATTATCCGGATAGTAGTTTACTGAGTAAATAGATGGTTCACATGGGTGCCCGTTGCCACAAGCGAATCGTACTACACCACCAGAAGCAAAGTAGTTAGGTCCAGTAAAACGTGCAATATGAAATGAGCCGGGCCACTTCTCGCTTTCCCAGTCAACGTCAGCGTTCCAACGAATTAAATCACCGTAATCATTCTGCGATGGGGCAGAACAGCAACGTTGTCCCACGATGTCCTCTCGGTGAGGCCAGAACTTCAACACAGGCGTATCTATCAGATCCTTATGCTGCTGCTGAACCATCGGGTATTTATATTGTGGATTCGCGATTCCGTACTTCTTACCAAGGGGGCCGTGCAGAATCCATGAGTCCGACCATGCGTACTCCAGATCTACCAAGTCGCCGTACCTTGGACAACAGCCTTCCGGTCCTTCAAAGATCCAATTGATCGGCGTAAACTTTGCACCGAGATACATATGCCGCTGATATGGGTTTGCTTGAACACAGTCCCAGTATGCACCGGGATCAGGACATTCAATACCTGTATCAATTGTCCAATAATCAATGCATTCTTGACAATTGTCTAACCAAGGGTAGAGATAGTCTGGTCTGCTGTTCTTAAAGATTGGACCCTCGATTGCCCAGCCAAACGCCTTGGTTGGTGACTCGCTTCCACGGGTACTGCCAATCATGTACGGGCGGCGAGGTTCGCCATTGGGGTAAGAGAAGTCAGGATCAAACCCAGTTTGGATGTAGACATCAAACGTACGACCAAATGGAGTAAGCCTACCGAGATCATCAATCCACATAGCTACAGCATTAGGATCAGCTGGTGGCCCAGAAGTATTAACTAACATTGATAATAATAAACTTAACATCTCCACCTCCGCCTTGCGGCACAAATTCTTTTCTTGGGTGTTTTAGAACAATTAATTCCATGCATCTTCATTTGCCCTTTGGATCTAGAACAATAACTCTTACGTCGCTTTGCTCTTTTTCCAGTAGGCTTGGCTTCAGTCACGGCAGTTTTAAGCTTTGATCCCGGGTTCTGTCTACGATATTTAGCTACCCCTTTAGCGGTCATTCCAGCACCCTTACTTGTAGGACGCTTATCACCACTTTTGATAGACATACCTTTCATACTACCTTTACGCTTTTTCTTTGCCATGACTTTCCCCCTTTACTTCCTACCTTTAGCGTTTTTAATTTTCTTTTGTAAGAATGGAGGCAGGGTCTTTTGAGCTGCCGTTAACTTCTTACCATTACCATTCTTCTTTTTCATAACTTTCTTTTTACCGTTTTTTCTCATTTCTTTTTCCTCATGCGTTGGGTTTTACGTTTACTTGCCTCTTTCTTTTTAACAATATAAGAATGAGCAGCGGTTAAACTTCGTTTCTTAGCAGGATCTTTTGTCCTAGCTTTGGCAACTCTTGAACGTTGTTCAATAAGATTAATGATTTGAGATTGTCTTTTGTGAGACTTAGATTTAAAACTAGCTTGACCTAATGTTTTTCTAATATCACTGACACTACTAAATTTAACTGGCACAGTATCCTTAGGGTTCTCATCAGTATATAATCTACGACCTGAACCTTTTGGTTTCTTACCTGTGCCTTTAGCTGGATCTCTACGTTTCATTTCTTTGACTTCTTCTTTTTAGTTTTTTTCTTCCAAGAGATACGAGCCGGTCCTGTCTTGCGTTTTGCAGCAGCAGTGCATTGAGATTTAGTAGGACGGCAAGCGGGATAGGGACGATTCTTATCTTTCTTCCCACTTCTGCCACATGGCTTTCCGGTCTTACAGTCGATCCAACCCTTACCTTTGTTTTGGGCAAACCACTTCCGTAAACCACCAGATGTAGCAGATTTCTTTTTAGCCATTACTTCTTCTTTCTTTTGCTTTTATTACCGTAGTTAGCAGCACCTACTTTACGGCACTGTACAATTCTACCAGATGCATACGCAGATGGAAAGACCTTTGCTTTTGCTTTCACCTTACGATAACATGCGTCTTTATTAGTTTTCTTTTTCTTAGCCACTTGGACCTCCCATTTGTTGCATTGTTTGTTGAATACCTTGACCACCAGTTTGTTGTAAGTCCATCATAGCAGCCTGTGATACACCCTCTGTAACAGCTTGTTGAGTAGCTGCTTGTTGTTGCATAGCCATGGCTTCACGCTGCATCTCGGCTTTCTCCGCCTTAATATCTTCCTCACTACGAATCCAGTTATTAGCATCAAAGCCAAGAGCAGTGATCAAAGCACGACCATACTCTTGGAACTTAAATGTTTGCATAGCTTCTTGAGGTAGATTTCTCATCATCTCACCCAGCTGCATTAACTTCATAAGATCTGTATCTCTACTTAATGCTTGAAGACCAGTAATAATTTCTACATTTAAAACACCCTGATCATCAAAGAACTGATCTTGTAATCGCTCATCAATAACACCTTCGTCAAGCATTAAGAATACAGATCGTTGAACAATAGGTACAAATAACTCTCTTGCAATAGAACTAAATGCACCACCTAAAACCATTTCTAATTCTTGTCCAATACGTCGCACAGCTGTAGCAGTTACACGATCACCGCTAGGAATAGAGGCGGAATCTAATAAGAATGCTTGACCTACTTCTCGACGCATAGTTTCTACAGCTTGAAAGGTAGCTTGAATCTGCGGATTCATAGTCTGAGCAGGAGATAAGGTAAATACATCTTGAGTTCTAGCAGGAACCCAAGTGCCATTAGATTGACCAGCAAGGTCATCAATCTCTGTAATACCAGCTGGGTCTACACCCATCCAGAAAGTTGAAGCAGCTGCCATGCCTTCTTGGCTAGCCTCAGTATAAGCTTCTAAAGACTGGATATCTCCAGCGATATCTTCGCAATGAGAACGACCATAATTTTCACCAGCAACAGAAGACCAACGTAACGGGATAATTGGAAACACCTTGTATGAACCTGTTTCGATGATTTGATCATTTTGCTCTCTTTGTACTGTCCACTCATCTTCACCCTCCTCTTTTGTTAAACGAGTGTAGATTACTTCGTATCCCTCTGAGGCATAATCAGCAGAATATTGAGCACGGAAGTTATCTTCAATAGACTCATCATTACTTGATGCTACAAAATCTAAATAGATAATTTCTTTAGGTTCACCATTGACCTCTCGTCTCATAACATAATGATCAAAACGGATAACTCTAAAAGTAAAATCATCTTCCATAATAATAAGACTATCTCCAACTACAATCAAATGTTGCAAAGCTTGGAAGATAGTTTCTCGTAAGTTTTTAGAAGAAATCTTACGGTATACTTGATAACTCATAGCTTCAAGATAGCTATTAATTTCTGGATTAGGTTCAGTCCCCGGCTTTAAACTAAACTTAAAGAACGGAGCATCGTTAACTGGTAACATTGCTGACAACATTCTTGAAGCCATACCTACTACACCACGAGCAGAAACTGAACTGTAAGGCTGAGGCAATTGTTCTTCATTGGTCCAACCAGCAGGAGGTAGCACAGTTGGTACAGTTAAACTAGCGACGTATCTTGACCGTTCCAGTTTGCGAATACGCCTACTATCAAGTTCTCTAAAACGGTCTTTAATACTCATTATTCTGGCCTCTTAGTAATTTGAATACCGGGTCTATCAGAGAAGAAGTCCATAACATTTTGTTGTGCTTGATCTTGGGCGGTAAACTCTTGAATAGCTTCCTCTTCCTTCTCTTCAATCTCCATCTTTTCTGCTTCCATAGCAGCATACTGTTCTTCTCTTGCCGCACGCTCTAAAGACAAACGAAGTTTTTCCTCCTCAAGCCGAGCCATCCGAGCCTCTTCTGCCTCTTGTTTTCTAAACATTCTTTCTCGATCTGCATCTGCTCGCATTTGTTCACGCATAGCACTTGGATCATATCCTCCCATACCCATTACATTTTCCTCCTACCAATGCGAAGCATACCTAAAGATTTTTTAGGTCTAAATTGCTCTCTTGATTCTGTTAACATCTTTTCTGCTAAACG